CTACAGGGAGTGGCAGAGAGCGTTCATAAACTTTATGCAATTGCTACACCCCAAGTCTCTCAACGCCAACGTGATTGGCACGGCACGAGTAGCCGAACTCAGGAAAGGAAATACTACAGCAAGAGGTAGCGCCGTGAAGGGTGACCCCGAATGGATGGACGAGTTTAAATACTATCCGTCAATGGAAGGATGGGCTCGCCACAACATGGGACATTACTTCAACATGGTAGTATATCTTGAGCAGGATGTGAAGACAAGAATGGTGGGTGGCAAGGCGATTAAAACACCTGCTTATGTATCACACTGGCTCGGCGGCGGAGACTACTGGACTAAAAATATATTTGCCCACCTATGGCTTGACCAACCACCGACGATGGAAAATGCTATGTGGCCAGAAATTGAGGAGGTTATCGACAATATAGTCGGAGAAAAAACAAAGAAGTAAGAGGAGAAGACATGCCATTTAATTCAAAGAGCATGATAGGGTTTCAAGAGAGAGAAGAAGAGGCGTTAAAAGCCACACGAATACCAGAAGACACATACATTCTGGAGATTACTGACGGAGAAGTGTTCGACAGTAATGGAGTGCCGAGGTTAAGGCTTGGGCACAAAACTATATCCGCCAAAAGGGACGGACAGGCTGGAAGATTCCACTCTGAGTTTTTGGGTTGGTTTGCTAGCGAGACATCAGACTCTCCCAAGCCCATCGAAGAGCGCACTAGGAATCTCAGAAGGATGACAGAGCAACGGTTGCAAGGATACTTGAAGTCGCTAGAGACTAGCCCTACAAGTGACCAAGAGTTGGGCGAAAGTCTTGACGAGGCAGTCACTGCGCTAAAGGGTCAGGACGACCCCACAGATGTTAGCGAGATTATGGAAGCCATCGGCGCAATGCTGGTTGGTCAACTAATCACAGGCCAAGTAAAGTATTCTAAAACAGGAGACTTTGTTAACCTGTACGCTAATACGTACGACGAATCAATTGGTGCGGCTGACGCCGTAGCCGTTTGATTGTTGTCCTAAAGCTGAAGGGAAATGGGGAACTTGTTAGGCTAGAGGACGTAGAACTCCTCGACCCAATAGGTCTCCCCGGATTTCTCAGCATAGTACAACACAACTCAGAGGACGGCGACAGGCACACCAGTTTTGTTTGGCCCTCTGCGTCCATTGACAACATGATAATAGAAACTGTTGAAGGAGAAAAGTTTGAACACACTGACACCCCTCGTTGGTTTAAACAAATGTGAAGAATGCCCATTACACGAGGGCGCAAATGTAGTGGAGGGCGTTGGGCCAAAACCTACTAACATCATGTTAGTGGGCGAGGCTCCCGGCGCTCTAGAAGATGAACTCGGTGAGCCCTTTGTGGGCGCAAGTGGTGCTAAGTTAGAGATACTACTCGAACAAGCAGACTTATGCCGAGACGATATTTACATAACTAATTTAGTAAAACACCGTCCCCCTCGCAACCGTAATCCGTATAAGCGTGAGATAAACGCTTGTTCGCATTGGTTGGAGGACGAATTGAATCAGGTCAGGCCAATGATAGTGGTGACGCTTGGTTCGGTAGCAGGAAAATACTTCAAGCCAGACCTGTCCCTTACTCGTGAGCATGGTGTGCCGTTCGAGCAAGAGGGGTTTCTACTGGTTCCGATGTACCATCCTGCCGCCGCCATGCACAACCCGAACCTATGGCCTGTGCAACTGGAGGATTGGGCCGCACTGAGGACGAAACTCCATAATAAACAAGTTACTCCACGCACTAAATATTCTCTATACGGCAACATCTCAAAGGTCGGCCCTTTAGGGTTCGACCTTGAGACTACAAGTCCCACTAGAGGGGGGCGGTTTGCCGTACAAGAGGCTGAAATCGTGGGGTATAGTTGGTCGGACGTTCCGGGTACTGGCTCGTACATACCAGAGAAGCCCTATAAAATGAAGTCTATACTGGAAGACCCTAACCAAGAGGTCATATGTCATAACTCTAAATTTGAGTATACTCATCTGAAGAACAACGACATCACCCTCACCAATTTCCAAGACACAAAGATTGCGGCATACCTCCTCGGCTTGCCGTCAACACATCTTAAAGACCTCGCCGTGCAAGAACTAGGCATTAAGCCAATCACCTATTCCGAGGTGACTGGTGGCAAGGACATGAGTGAGTTGACTGCTGAGGAGATACTACCGTATGCGGCGGCAGATGCAGATAACACCTTACAGTTATGGGATGCGTTAGTCACGAGACTAAGAGAGTACGTACTGGAAGATGTGTATAATAATATAGAGATGCCGCTTGTACCTGTGTTGTCGGACATGGAAAGGAGAGGGGTACTAGTCAGCCCGGAGGCAGTGGACAAGGCCATAGAGTATTTCAAAGAAAAGCAAGACGAGGCAGAGTGTAGGGCACACTACGAGATACCTATTGAGGTAAATATCGGGAGTGGTGACCAGCTTGCTCGCTGGCTTGAGGAAAGTGGAGCGCCTATTACCAAACGCACCGATGGTAAGGGGTTGCTATGCACTGACGAGAACACACTTAGGAGTCTGGAAGGCTGGCACGAGGACACACTCAGCGCCATACTAGACTTCAAGATGTTCCGAAAACTGGGTGCGTTTCCTAAGAAATTTAAAGAATTAAGTGGGTGGGACGGTGCGCTACACCCTAACTTTAACCAAGGGGGTTATTATGAAGAGTCTTCTGATACGTCTGGGTCTGCTCCAGCCACAGGACGCCTATCCTGTTCCACGCCGAACCTGCAACAGATACCGCATCACGGTAGGGGCAAAGGAGCGGAATACGAGGAGTACGGGAGAATGGTGCGAGGGTGTTTGGTGGCTAGACCGGGATATGTTCTTGTAGCCGCCGACGTTGGACAACAGGAGCCGCGGATTGCAGGGCTGGTAGCACCTGAGCCCACACTGACGGCTGACTTTGAGCAGGGGCTAACACCGTATGCCTTGATGGGTGAGGATATTTATGGCAGAGAGATTGTGAAGGGTGTGGATGAACAGGAGTGGCACACTGCTAAGACATTCTTCCTAGCCTTGGTATACGGCGCAGGGGCAGGCAAGCTGAAGGAGATTGACCCTCGCCTCAGCATGGAGCAAAGCCTCAGTGGTTATAAGAAAATCTCTGAGCGCTACTCAGGGCTGACACATTTCAAGAACAACGTGTACTTTGAGATTAGAGAAAAGGGATATGCTCGTGACTACTTTGGTAGGATACGATGGTTCCCCGGTATATACTCTGCGGCACAACACCAGAGAGAGGCGGCAATACGTGAGGCCATTAACTTCCACATACAGGGGCCAGCCGCAAGTTGTATTAAGATAGCGATGCGAAAGTTGTGGGATGGTATTCACGAGTGTGGGTTGGATGCACACCTACTGTTACAAGTGCATGACGAAGTTATATTAGAAGTTCGGGAAGACCAGCTTGACAGCGTAATAGAATTGACACAGACAATGCTAGACGATGTTATGCCAATCTCTTTCCCGATTGAACCGGAGGTAGGTAAGGTATGGTCAGAGATGACGCCGTACAAATTTTAAGAGATGCCATTGCCAAGCACCAAGCAGTATTCCGAGAGTACTGGGATGGTGGGTTGTGGGCTAAGGCAGACGAACATTGGAAACATTTATTAATACTGAGGAGAGAGTATGACAATATCACAAGAAGAGAAGGTAACAGTTGACGGACAGACATGGGGAACAGTTAATGGTAATACCCTACGCAAATATGTCAGGAAAGGCAGACACCTCTTTAGGAAGTGGGATGCTTGGGGCATGGACGCTACCATATGGGATAGCCTAGCCGCACGGGGTGTACACGTACTAGAGGTACTGGACAAACAGGAAGATATACTGTATACTATAGACCTATCAGAGATAGAAACTTGGGCTGACTTTGAGGCCGACTGGGGTTACGGAGTACAGTACTTTATACCGAGGAAATATTTTAGTAGGCATGAAAATTTTAAAGGATAATCACTGCCCTAACTGTGGTATATACCTAGCGAAGGTTCGAGGAGGCATCACTGGGACGCCGTGTGGAATGTTCCACCAGCACCCCGGTGTTGCCCGGCTGGTTATATCCGTGGTGAATGGGGAGAACGATAATTTTAAGACAACCTTATATGAAGGGCAAGTTATAACTGAGACTGAAGGCGATGAACTGTACGAGAGTGTTGATGATGCTGTAATAGCTATGCTAGACGCCATGCACGACGTACAATTCCCTAGCTAGTATTTAGCCTTGCGCATGGGTTTGCCTGTGCGCTTGGCAGCCTTTTTTGCTGCCGTCTTACCTTTCTTTGTATACGGATAATGTTTCTTTCCAACTTTAGGCACTGGTATCTGTCTCCTGTAATATTAATCTATGTATCTCAAACTCATCCCCAACAGACACTCTCTCCCTATCAACAATCTGCGCTGACGTACTACTCTCCTCATCAAACCCGGCATGCCCATCATAAGTATGCTTAAAGTATATTGGGTATACTTGGTCTTCAAGCGTGTCAAGGTCTGTGAGTTGCTTGGTCTTTGATACCGGGTCATAATACCCAGTCTCCTGTATCATGTCCTCACCAACTCTGACAAACAATTCCCATGTCTTCAGCTTGGGCGGCCTCAAAGTACTGTGTACTTCAAAGGCGAATATTTTTGGTCGGTCTTTGTCTTCGGGGGCTGTTGTAGTGAGAGTGAGTCTCAACTGTATTGAGCGCCCTGTTGCCTGAGTAAGCGGATTGATTGCCGACCCACCAGTAACTATGGCATCATCAAAGTATAATGTCTGTATCCTATCTGTAGCTGATAGTGTGCCTAATGTAAAGGTCTCACTATCCTCACCATCCAAGCCATACTGTACTTTTACGGTTTCACTTCCAGCACCACCTATATTCTCTACCCAGAACACTGCCTTCAAGAATGCCTTATTAGTACCCGGCACTCCGCCGTGCCAGATAGATGTATCAAATGTACCAGTCGATGCCACCGTAATACCTGCATCAACGTACGGAGCGGCAGACCTAGTAGGTAGTGTCCATCTGTAAGACCTAGCATGGTCTCTCTCAGTGCCACCCCCAGTTGTCCTACCAGCCACAACTAAATATCTGGAGTCAGTTGCAGAGTCATAGTATACATGCAACGCATCAACTTCCCCAAACTTAACCTCATCAATAGTATGTACATTAAACTGCCCATCAGCACTCATCCGCAAAGATATAATTTTAATGCTCTTTGTGCTAGCACCCCCAATGTTCATTGGGAAATCCCCAAATATACCAGCCTCAGCACTCTCAGGTATGTCAGCCGCAACCCACAACTCGTGAGGACTAGCCACCAATGCTCTTATCTCCCCCCCATAGCCCGGTAATCTAGGGGCTACGAACAGGCTAGTAATATCTTGTATCTGGCCCGGAGCCCATCGTATGATGGATTGCGCAGATGCTGTTGTATAGAAGAAACCATGCCACTCTGTACCGATAGCAAAGTTATCTGGGTGGACGCCCTTATCCCATTCGGTAGAAACAGGGGCAAAAGCATTCTCGGCTGTAGATGTACCGGCGTAAGTCCTGTTATATTGCCATAGCCCATCCTGCTTACCAATCATTATCGTATCGAATGTTGCGAATAATCCTGTAATGGGCCTATCCTCTGAGCCTACGGTATAGGCAGATGAGAAACTACCACCGTTAATAGCAGATGTAGCAGACTTGAGAGTATTAACTGTCTCGCTCTTCCATAACGCTAGGTTGCCTGCATTGTTTCGGGCCACGGCAAAGTACTTAGCATACTTACTAGCACTGGACAATGTACTTACAGTCCATGATGTAGTAGCACCATAAATATATGCCACACTATACCCAAACGCCACATAGATATTGTTATCAAAATGTACTATGTCTGTAGCATCAGTGGAGGTATGTATATATACGGCATCCCAGCAGTCCCTATTCTCATCCCATTTACTTACTACCTGCCCCTGTGCATGATATGTAATGTTATTATGTGTTGCCATACCAACACAAACTTCATCGCCGGAACCATCAACTTCTATAGTAATACTATCAAAGTAATATACTAGGGCTGTTTCGCCATTAGCATTCGTAGAGTCACCAATATATATTGTTACCTCATTGGCACTATCATCTATCTCACGCTCAACTGAGGTAAAGTGCCATCCTCCAGTACCATAGCCAGATACTGAATTTATAGCTGTCGCATGTGTAACGGTAGGGTCACCCTGCCCATCATAGATAGACACGGTAGGATTATGGTCACTACCTATAGTAGTAACATACATCCATATGCCAACAGTAATTGTCCTACCCTGATAGAGTGTGGCATTTTCTAGACTCTGCTTTACATAGCTTGCACTACCATCTGAAGTTGTTGCCGTAAACTTATAAGAATACGAACCATCATCATCATTAACTATAGTACTCTCTTGGGTCAGTGTAACTGCTGAGCCTACACTAGTCCACTTTCCTAAATCTCTACCATCTGGGCCTTCAGCACCCATACCCTGTATTAGATAGTCAAGGGGGGCACTCTGTGCCATGCCTAAAGATAATACACCTTCCCACCGGGCATCCATACCCTTGGCAAGTGCATATCTTGTATCACCTTCTCGATAGTATGGGCGTAGCGCTCCACCTGACCAATCATCCTGAGCCCATGTAAAGTCTACGAGTGGGTCTTGCTCTGATACTGTAAGTGCGCCTTGTGTTCGGCGAGGAGGTAGTTTTGGCGCACGGTATTCACGCCACCGTTCAACACCACCCTCTTCCTCGTCAACTATAAGCCGTAGTTCAGTGTTAGGAGATGAAACCTTGTCCTGTAATGTTATAGTTCTCATTTACCACGCTGGGGTTAGAGGTACGGCATTGGCTGATGTGGCCCCTCGGCCTTCAGCAAGTTGCCTAACCTCTTGTAATAGTATGTTCGCCCTCTCAGATGCTCGCTGTCTAAATGTAGCCGGGCCGTGCATCATGTCTTTAATCAGTAGCTTACCTGCCGCCATCTTAGCAATCAGCAAGCTATCTACCCTGTTAACTTCAATGTTGTCGCTGTCTGCGCTTGGTAATGTTAGGGGTACTGACGTTGGCATCCTTAGAACCTGTCCACTCCTTGGAGTGCCTTGTAATTCTAATACACCAAGTTCATCAGTACTATATTTATACTTATTAAAACTATACCTGACACCGTTCATGCGCCGGGCATTAACCGTACTTACTTTATTACCTTCATCAACAGATATATGATAACTATACACGGCATCA